TTAAAACTCCCCTTCTTTTGATTGTCCTTCGCGCTGTTTGACTACTTCGAACAGACCTACACTCGCAAGTCCTGCAAGACCACCTGCCCACAATCGATTAACGTAATCCAAGTCTGTAAATGGTGCTGCGGAAAAGCCAATCAGTAAACCGACCAGTAAAGCGATAACTGGAATAAAGTTAAGTGGTACATTCACTGCCTTTTTAATCATTTCTACCAATGCTGTGATAATTGGCGCCAAAATCGCTGCAAAGATTAATACTGCTGCCATTATTATTCCTCCTTTTTATTGTCTTGCTTGATATTTTCATATTGGACTTGCTGTATCTCTTTGATAAGAGTTGTTTTATCAAGTTGTTCGAGTACTGGATCTCTTAACAATTTTTGTTCTTTTCCACCAGGGTCCTTATTTAATTTGTCTAATGCGTTATAAAGGATTGGTGGTATCGGTAACCCCATTTGCGCACAATTCTCTAGAATAGAAAGTCCTTCATTTACAATAAAGAAACTTGCTACGCCCATAATGATGATGCCGTTTGTATCTTGGCTCATATGAATAAAAAAGTATTCGATGCCTGCTGTCATAGCCAGTACAACGAATACTGCAAATTTCTTAATAAGACCAGCCATCCCTAACGTGCTATTTAATGATTTTGTCATCCAAGCACGCAAGATTCCGGTAGTCATATCTAAAAACATAAAAAATAATAATACGACGGTAGCCTCATTGATTAAGCCCGCCAAATAAACCGCAAAGCTTGTCAATGCTGCCATGAAACCTTTCACCGCCGTAACCTCCCACCTGAGCATATGCCTCATCCTCTCCCATACCTCAATCCCCCTATTTCTCTTTTTAGCAAAACAAAAAGAGCGCCCGATTGGACACTCTTTGGATAGTTGCTGAGTTTTACTTATAGCGTATTCTCTAAATAACTATCTTGTTGGCAAATTAATCGATAACTTCTAGAGTTATTTTCACAATTTTTCCCTTCAGCTCAATCAGTCTTTCGTCAAGTGAATCACTGCAATCAGAAATGCTGGAAACTTCCATAAAATCTCTGCAAGACTCCCCTTCCCAATCTTCATTCAGCCAAACCCTACCAACAAACGCCTCCATAAATCTTACTCCCTTCTATCGATAAAGTAACTCATTTAGCCAGATGCTAAAGTGCTCATCGTCCATCTTAATTACATGATTTAGATCTGTTAAGAATCTCTTTATAATTCTTCTGAGTATTTCATCTACCTCTGTTGAAAGTTCTTCAACACTGTCCAAAAACTTCAAACTTCTTTTCAAGGTTTTTTCACTAGAAACAGAACCATGAATGTAATTTGATCTGAAAGTATACGCTATGCTGATTATACGGTTGATTCGAACCCTTTCCTCATAAGAACTACCTAGTATTCTTGCGACTCTATCAGCTACTTGCATCCTTAACTCAACATTTGAATTAGATAAAAGCGACTCTAATGCAGAAATGTAGAATGTTAACTTGCCTGGTAAAAATGATTCGCTTCGCGCTAATAAAATAAAACGATTTGCTCTATCAAGTTTGTCCGCCTTAAAGTATGGTAGACTATTTGTGGTATAGGTTGTCATAGAGCCTATGGTAATCTTAGGTCTATTGTAGTCTGGTTTCTTCTCTGTAATTGCTAACTCTTTAATAAACCAAGATTCCGCTTCAACTATTTCTTCTTTAGAAAAATAATTTTCTGTATAGTAGCCCTTTGAATTCACAAAGGTAACCGGGGATTTATTTATGGATAACCCACTTTCACTAACGCCTAAAATAATATCAGAATGTAAAGAATGATCTTTAACTAGCCAAAATGAAAATAAAATTCTTTGATAAATAGATCTAATAGTATGCAGCTCGTTGGAATAATCCAATTGATTATCCGGAACCTCCATATTCAAATAAAAGCAGGGGGAGTTATTTGCTGAATCGTACCCTATCGTACCGATCTGATCTTTTACGCGATTTTTTTTCAATAGCGAGACTTGAGAACCGCTTTTTTCTAGATTCATCAGTGAAAATTTCATTCTTTTAAACTCATCTGCTAATTTCATGTTCGGTAATGTACCGATGACCGCCATTCTCATACTTGTGCTCCTTTTATACTTTGATTTTCCATGGTATAATAGGATTAACTGAATTCTATTATACTAAGACCTCACAGGGTTACCGCCCTTACGTGAGGTCTTTTTCTATTGTAAATGTTTCCCTTCAAGAAGAAAAGTTTATTCTTTATTTAAATTGTCCGCTTAGTCGACAGTTTGAACCGATTTTTAATCGAAAACAGTAACCGAAAAACGGTGTCGGGTACTTAAATCGCTAGTATTCGGGTTTGTAATTCTCACGTATGCTTTAGCGTCCGCAATGTAAGGCATGAAGAATAAGTTAAACCCTAACGGCATCCCATAACCCGATATAGAAATTTGACTACTGTTGACCACACCTACCCCCGTTAATTCTTTATCAATGTACGTATTTGCTGGAATGTTAAAAGTTCCTAAATCAACTTGTGGATATTTTCGGTACTTTGCTTGTTTTTCCCATGGCAAGAAAGTAGTTGCCCCTGTCGAGTTTCGGTAGTATACATCGTTACTATTTCCATCGTGGAAAAATTGGAATGTCCAAAAACCGATGTTTTTTTTCTTTGTCTTGTACGTGATAAACGTACCCGATGGGGTAGGAAAACCGCCATTGTCCGATGATGTTACACGCATGTTTGATATGCCAAGTGGGAACACGTCTAAATTAGACGTATTGGTTGCAAAGTTCCTCGGTAAAATATTCACACCCCCGCTTGTACTTCTCCCTTCTTTCGATACCGTAAAATCTGCTAAATTGGTCGCGTTGCCGTGGTACAGTAATGCTTTTGTCACAGTCGTCATTTCAATTTTTGAAGCTGTGGCTTTAGTTAAGAAAGAGCGTAACCGTAGTTCTAATCCTCCCCATCCGTTTGTATGTCCTAACACAATCAACAGGCTTTTTTCAGTGGCTACTTTTGTGAGTAAGTCGTCCATTTGTTGATCTGTTAACACGAGCAATTCTGAACATTTCATTTCAAATTGATTTAACGGAATTTCATCACCATCAAATACACCACCGTTTGTGCCTGCAACCCCGTTTGTCGCACTTCTCGCATAACTGAAATGACTTTGAATCACTTTTTTAGCAGAATCTGTTGTACTGCCCCACGGATATGCTAACCCGTTACAAGGAATATTAAGCGATTGTAAAAACTCTTTTGGTTTCACAATTTCAAGAAGAACATCTTCTTCGTGCAACCAAGCTTGTGCGGGTTTCGGTAAATTAAAGTTTACAGGTTCTGATAATTGTAGTGTTAGCACACTACCTGTCAATGAATACCCCGTGGAAACAACCGTTTTGTTGATCGTCCCTGCTGAATCCATCAACCTTATCTTCGTACCCTTTGCAAAGGTTTTCACCATTGGAATACCGCTTGTGTTGATTAGTTTTAACGTAGTATCTCCAATTGCTAACGGTTCAGAAAAAGACATATAACTTAAAATGGTGTGACTGTCGGTATGTGAACCAAATTCCCAACCTTCTTTATACATTTCGATAATTTCAGTTTCACCTAACTTACTTTCGGTATACCCTGTGTAAGTGCTATTGATAAAGATTGTTCCTTTTACGCCAAATTCATCCATAACGGGTTTCATCTTCGTGTAGTCATTCATGTACGCATCATCGAATGTAATGGCTATGACAGGTTTACGTTCATAACCGCCACCGTTGCTAATGTTGTGAGTGGCAATCCCTTGCGATTTTTCTTTATTTAATAAAATGGGCAGTTCTTCGAGTTTTAACGATTCTTCTGCAAGCTGTTCACTAAGCTCTTGCTTTTCAGCATCTAATCGTGCTTTTAAAGTTACATACGTTTTGTCGTCTGATACTCTAGCTGCAGCTGCTTCTATAGATGAATCGCCTTCCACTATAATGCTGTCGAATTGCGATTGAACGCCTTTCGCTACTATCTCAGCTGTGGTAGCTTTTGATAATGCTGTAGTTGACTTGGTTTCCGCATTCAATACTTTTGTATCAACTTTAGATTCGTAGGCACGTTGTATTGCTAGTTGTTCACCTTTTAATTGCGAAACCGTAATCACATTAACGCCCGTAGCTTCTAAATCATCAGAACTTTTCTTAACTGTAATGCGCCCAGACGTCGTGTTGGTCGGAAACTTCTTACGATAACTCGAATCTGTGGAAGACGTAGCTGTAAACTCCACTTGGTATTCACCGGCTGGAATTAACTCTTTCAACGTGAATCGGATTATTTCTGCACTAAACGTTGCTGAACCTTCAAATACTACTCCGATACGTCCCCAAATAGAAACGGATAATATTTTATTCGACAGATCCACAACACCACCTTTTTCATCACGAGGAATATACCCAAGCGTTAAATGGTGCCCTTGCTTGAATACATTACCACCTTCGACCAAATCTATATTGGTCACTTCGAGATTATTCATTCGGCATAGCTCCTTCCTTTAGCACTAGCGATTTCTTAAAACCGTCAAGTTGCACTTTGTATTTGTCTAACTCTTCAGCTACAACAGGCGAGACCATGAAGAAGAAGTCAAAGTCTTCTGATGCGGCGATGTTTTGTCCGATTTGTCCTGAGAGGATATCGCCGTTTTTATCTACGTTCACAAACACCTGAACAGTTTCCTCCATATTCAACCCTCCTGCCAGTAATCCGAGACAATGGCAAACACATCTGCACCATCAAGAGAACTTCTCATTCTAATTTGGAACGTATCGCGTTGCCCGTCAGGAACACCCATATCTACGGTTAGCACGGAACCATTAAGTACACTTGGATCATACTCGTCCGTAACATTGGTAAACGCAGAGGCAACCTTCACTCCGCCACGCCAAATTTCTAAATGTGCCCTATTTGAACCGCCCGCCAATAAACGGAAACCGACTTTCAAATAACGACTGTCATGCTTAAATCGGTACTGGTTGTAATCAAGAGACACAGTACTTCGTGAGCGCATCCATACAGAATAACCTTTCTGAACTTGAGCCACACCAGCACTATGAAACATCGGAACAGTGATCGCTTGAATGTTGACGTCATAAACGCTCATACCGTTATAGATGGTCGTGTACCCATCTGGACGTTTAACGTTTAAGCCGCCACCCTCCACATCAATATTGCCTGGTGTAATACGTACAAATTTATTTGTATCTGTTAACGACGTTGATTTAAATTCATCGCCAGTTAAGAAAATTTTGCCGTCTGCACCTTCAAGGCGCACTAACGAAGTGTTTACCGTTCCACTCGTTATAGCTGTAGCGTTTATTCCATAACCCGTTAATGCTTCGGGAAACGTTTGACCACCATCACGAGATACACCGATACCCGCTGAATTAAACAGCACCATGATATTCGGATTTACTTTATCTATTGCTAAGATTCCCCCACTTTCAGGGAATGTTAATTCAGTTTGCGCACTTTGTAATGCTGTAGTCGCTTGCTGTACCGCATAAGCCAACGCTTCAAACGGCAATGGACGTTTACCCTCTATTGCATCTGCCAACGTCTTAGTAGCGTTGTGAATACGCCTCTGTTGTTCGAAGATGTTTGAGAAGTTAGAAAGCGTGACATCACAATCAAGAACTGTTCCGTTCGGGTGAAAGTATTCAGTGATTTCAACGATTCGTGTATCTACCTTCAAATCTAATCGCTCGTCAATCAGTAAAATCATGTCGCCTTCGTTTGGATGAATCTTGTTATAACCAGAAGCGCGTAGATCGTTTTGCTTCACTATAAGCGAAATTTTTAAACTATCATCCACAGTTTTTTTCACTTTTTCGAACAGGCTCTGATATACAGTAAATCGTTCATCACGTATCGCTTTTATTGGTCGGCTGCCATGGAGTGCTGCCAGTGGTGAAGTATATTCTGCAAACAGCCCATTCTTGCCGTATGCTTTACCATATGTGCTGAAATCAAGTGCATCCACATTGCGCTCAATCGATTCTAAATTAAACTTGTGTCGATATTGAAAGTCGGTTGTTTCGCCAATTTCCTTCTGTAATGTCACTACTTTGCCATCCACTGTAAATTCAGCTTCGTATCTTTCTAATGCCGTCTTAAATAATTCTAGACCGTAATCGTCTCCAAAGTTTTCAAAGGTTTTTGCATAGAATGAGCTGACAATGTTAAACGTATAACCCGAACGATCAAAAATAAAATTCATCATGTCGATAAATGTTTTAGAACTCGAAAACGATTCATACACCACGTGATTCCGCATGTCATCAAAAAAGCTATGAAGGCAACTGACTTGCCTTACATAGCCATCTCCTTTTGCGATATCCCGATAGATTAGGACGGGGTATTCTTCTCTATCAAAATCAATGACACGCCACAGCTTTCCTATATCATCAAAGAAGTGTGCGTTTTGATCTGTTTTTTCAATCGTTAGTGATAATTCTCTTTCGCCATTTACACGCCGCGTTCTTTTGATTTCGGAAGCGCCTGTTAAGATATATTCTTCGCCGTATAAGTCTCGAATGGCTAACATGACACGCCTCCTTTATCTAAAGTATTCACGGAACTCAAAGGCAATTTGTCCGAAGGTTGCGCCTTCTACCTTGATTCGGTTTTGTCCTGGTGACAATGTGATCAACCCAAGGTTGGTATTTCGGACAATCGATAACCCTTTTAATTTCGACTGTACACCATCAATTTCAATAACGTTTCCTGATGCAGATGATCCAGTAAAGCTCCATATAGTGCCGTTCGTAAGATTCTTAATTTTTAAGTTGGTGCTTGGACCGATGTAATAAATATAGAGGTGCATACCTTCGACAGGATCTATAGTTTCTGTACCGTTATTCGTAACAATAAAATCAATGGGTACATCGGATTTCTTTTTATGAATCATTGCTGATTCACCGAAAGGCAATTTGATTGTAGAAAAAGTAATTTCATCTAATCCCCACAACCCTTGCTGATTCGGTGACATTTCATTGGTGCGTCTAACAAGATATCGTTTGCTAAAATCAATGTCCGATTGATAGTCCCAAGTGTCATTGCTTTCACCTGGTAACTCGAATTGCGCTTCCACTTCGCTACGTCCCTCGTAAATATAGAACGCTTCTTTACCACCAAGCCACGCGAATATTTCATCACGTTTTTCTCCATAGCTTGCCAAATCTTCTGATTCAAACATAAAAGGCACGGCGATGTTTTTTACATCGTAATCCGCGCCTTTATCAATTCTTCCAGATCTACCCGTTACCTGTGAGCCATATTCACGCAACCCAATTGATGATACGCGGAAGTCTCGAGGGATTAGCCCTAAATCAGAAAACCGTTTTGTCTGACCATCTAGTTTTTCAATTAATACATCCACGCTTTCCCCTCCTACTTCCCGTAAAACCCATCTGAAAGACGCGACTGTCTAGCTTGCCCACGATTCACAGTAGTTAAAATCTTGTCCCCAACCAATTCATTCGTTACGTAAATCGCCGGTTCGTTTTGTTCAACACTATCAACTTCAGCAGCAAATGCATGACGTACTACACCCATGTCTGCACGACTGACAGAAGTATTGAGTTGGGCCGAAGCGCTCATGTTCGCCATTTCTAGTTGCGGATTAAATGAGCTTGTCATATCGCTCGCCATCCGTTTTACACTGCTGACAGCCATCTTCGCCTTGTTTTTAACGCCTACTGCTAAACCTTCACTTACGTAAGCACCCATTTCCATGAATACCCGAGAAGGTGATTTGATTTTGAAGAAGCTTAATGCCGCATCAACCATGTCACCAGCAATTCGTTTAACAGCTCCGATTGCGCTACTTGCCATTCCGACAGCACCATCAATTAAACCTTGGATCAAATTTCCGCCTGCAGAAACCATTGCACTGACATAGGACAAGACTTTGCCTGGCATTTCCGCGACTTTTGCGCCAAGTGTCGTGACTGCTTCAGTCATTTTCTCACGCACTTTAGTTACGACTTGCGAGAAGAATTTGTATACTGATGAAACTAAATTAGCAAGCTTAGAAGCTGTAGCTGATTTTGCTTCTTCCCACTTATTCGCAAGTGCTGTTTTCGCTTCAGTCATTTTTGTTCGTACTTTCGAAACAATTTCAGTGAACTTCGTCGCTACCGATACAACGATAGAAGCAATTTTTGAAATCGTCGCCGCCTTTGCTTCTTCCCATTTTGCCGATATTTTTTGTTTTATTTCATTCATCTTCACTGCTGTAGCGACTGCCATTTCAGTGAATTTTGTCTTAACAGCGTTAACGATAACGGGCAAGGCTTTGGCAATATACGCTTGTATAGCAGACCAAATTCTAGAAATTGACGCACTCATTAACTCCATTTGAGCCGATGCCGCATCTTTCATCCCTTGAAAATCACCCGTAACGAGTGCTTTCAGCCAAGCTAGTGCGTTTGTAAAAGTGCCTTTTATTAATTCCCAAATTGTAGAAAGGAATTCACTTGCCATCGTCATGTATGCTTGTATGACTGTATACAAAGCAGGGAATTTTTCAGATACCCATGCCATAATTTTATCAATTGCTCCTGTTACGGCCGTAGATACAGCCGTCCAAGCTTTAGCTGTCCATGCAGAAATTTCATCCCAGTATTTATAAATAAGGATAGCTAAAGCTGCTATCGCGATAGTTACCCAACCGATTGGACCCATCGCAATAAGCCATCCAGCTGCAACTCTTGCACCTTGTAAAAGCGCTTGTGCTCCCATTTTTATTAATGTTGCGATAAAGCCATCAGTTAATGCGTTCAGTCCGACAAGAATCGGCATGGCCGCTAAGAGTGCACCCGCCATGACAGTCATAACGACTACGATTTTCCCTATCCATGGATGCGCTGCAATTAAACTGTTAGTGAAACCTAATACTGCTGAAGCTACCGATAACATCCAAGAACCGATTGGAGCCGCCGCCATACCTAATCTGACAATAAACTCTACAATTTTACCAATGACAGATACCACGACTGGTCCATTTGTTTTGATGTAATCAATGAAGTTTTGAAATCCTTGATTCTGTGCAAGAGTTGAGGACCATTCTTTGAAACGTTCCATCATGTCTTGTAATCCGGACATCATATCTGATGATGAAACGCTAAAGCCTGCAAACAGATTAATGATTCCTTGAATTGCATCGCTAAAGATTGAACGTACTTTTGGCATGTTTGTGCTTACGTAATCTACAAAGGATTGGAATTTTTCACTTTCACTCAAGCCATCAGCCCATGATCTGAATGATTCGGACATTTTCAAGAAGCTATTTTGTGTTTCGGTTGCTAAAGGACCGAACGCATTCATCATATTAAATAGCCCCATTGTGAAGTTACCAACAGCTTTACCGATTGTTTCAAGTGCCGGGCCCGCAAAGTCACCTAAGAATTTAAAGAAGTCTTTCACGTCTGTAGCTTCTAAACTCGCATTCAGTGAGTCCATTAAGTTCTTTACAGAATCCGTGACATTTTCTATCATTGGACGCGCTAAATCTAGAATTCCGGTTACCCCTGTCAATCCCGAAGCAAATGATTCAAGCACTGGTTTTTCCATGTCTTTAACAAGATTCGAATAATTGTCTTTGAATTTGTTTAACGCATCACCAGCGGTAATTTGAGCCTTGGACATGCCATCCAAAATGCTACTTTGCTCTTTCATGAGCTTGTTGCGCTCTTTCCATGTCGTTGCCGCTGCTATTTTCTCTTCGATATCCTTCAGTTCTTTGGATGTTTTCACCACTTTACCGATAGAAGGAATGGCTACTGCCGCGAATCCTGCTGCACCTATTCCTGCTGCGCCAAATGAAGTTGCTAAAGCAAATGTAGATCCCATGATTACTCCGAGCATTGGTCCAAGTTGACCGAGCAAGCCGACAAGCGAAGCTACAATTGGTACAATTGCTGGTGAAATAAAGATTCCGATACCACGGGCAGTCATGCCAATAATTTCACCGAAATTCCGAGAGAAAGCCGCCATCGCTCCCATCACTGCTTGGTAGTTCGCCCATCTAGCTCGAATGCCAACTACAAAGTCTCTTGCCGTTAACGCTCTGACTTGTAACCATAGCGCTGAAATCCTCGCACTAGCACTTCCTGTATCGGCTCGAATGTTAACATCGTGTGTACGCGTTACAAGGTCTAATTGTGATTCTACTGAAGCCATTTGAGCCATGAACCCAGCAATATCTGCTTCTACTTCAGGACTGGCAGTTGATCGTGCAACTTGTCGCATACGATCCTGGACATCCGAAATATCTCGCATAAAACTGTTAATGTCTGCTTCTATACGAGGCGTTACAGTATCATCAGCATCTGCAAGCGCTCTAACCACTTCAACCATACGATTTTCAAATTGACCGATATCAGCGCCAATCTGTGCTTCTGTGATGCGTCTACTTAGCGTATTTGTTTGCCGATTGACACCTCGAACAGCATTGTCGAAATTCGAGCTATTGCCATTGATGTTAATCGTTGAGTCATCATCAAGACCTGCTAGACCTGCGTTTGCTTCTGCAATCGCTTGTTGCAGGTTCGAGACATCGCCTCTGATGGTTACTTCCGTTCCGCGATCTAAATTCTCGATTTGCCTTTCAACAGTCGTCGCATTCGCCATAAAGTCCGTAATGTTTGCACCAATGTCGACAATCACTTCAGAAGCCATCTTTTGTATGGTCTTGTTAACAGTTGCAGCTTTTTTCATAAACTTGCTAATATCCGCATCAATAGTTGCGTTAAACTTCGGTGTTATTGCCATTTATTCACCCTCCTTTCTCTATGTTCTGAGGACGGAAGTTCCGCATAGCTTTTTGTGCTGCATGAAAACGTCCTAAATGACGAACGGTTTCTTTCTTATTTTTCGGTGCAAGGATTTTCTTGCGTGCCGAGTTCGCATCGTAGAGGTCCTTGATGCTTACTTTCTTTTTGCTATTTGATGCTTTGGCTGTAAATAACGCATTGGCTGCTTCGCGTTCCCACTGATCCGTTTCACGAAGCTGTGCACCCTTGATAAAGTTATTGAATTCTCTCGGTGTCCACGAATAAATCAAGTCAATGTCGTAAACGTTTAAAAAACGCGCCGCATCAATAAGCAATTGATCGTAGTCTATGCCAGTAGTTTGTCTCTCGTTTCTTCCAGCTCCTGATACGATGCCTTGCTCTGTTCCTGTTCCTCTTCCGTTTCGCCCGCTTCTTTCATCTTCTCGAACTGTTTCCAGATCTTGTTCTTCTGCTTTCTGTAAAACCCCGAATTATGAATCGCTTTGAAGGCATCTTTAAATAAGCGTTCGACTTCCTCTTCACCGTTTTCTTCATCGTCAATAAAGGCCATCAATGTTTGTTCAATGTCTTTTCTCGAAGGTGCTTTCTTTCCATATTCCGAACATGCCGAATCCCAGAAAGCGAGTAAGCCTTTGAGGTCATCTCCTAGCAATTTCATGTAAATGCTCATGAATCCGCCTATTGCATTTCCTTTTTTGTCGACTTCGTTATACTTTTCGTCTGCTGCTTGATCAAATGCGAAATTGCATTTCCCTTGATACTCAATTCCGTTCACGTTTAAAATTGCCATTTTCCTATTCCTCCTAAAAAGTTGAATGATTTATACAAATAAAAAAAGAAGTAGGGGAATCCCTACCTCTCGTTAAACTGTTTTTTGATCTGGAAACTCGCCTGTTGCTTCACCAGGTGTTTCAAATCCGTATTTCGCAAATTCAATAACTTCTGGTGGAAGTGCCGGGAACTTACCTTCGACTGATTCATGAATAACTTGCACAGTGGACGAGATTTCCTCGAAGCTTTCACCTGAAGTACGTTCAACGCTTTCTACGATGCAGTAAGCAAAGATTGCGTCATGTGTACCAAGCTCATCGGGGGTTACTTCAACTTCCCAAATCTTAATTTGCTTCTTGTTTTTAATGGCATCGAGTACTGCCTTTTGACCGGCATCGCCTTTTTCGCCATATGCCGTAATTTCAAACGATTCGCTATTTTGACCGTAGCCCACGATGCGACCAAACTTTGTTTTCTCATCGATAATGTCGTTCTCAATCGAATGGCCGTGTTCGGTTAAGCTACCAAACACAACAGCATCCGTTCCTAATACAGCATCTGCTGCTTGAATCAATAAGATTTTATCTTTCCCTTGGTTCATGAATGTCCAACTCCCTTAGTTGTTTTTAATCGTAAATGTAAATCGTGCCAATCCGTGCTTAATGCGTGGATCTGCATCGTCGATGACTTGTAAGTCCGGACGACTCACCGCGAGCAAACGAAAAGGACCCTCAATTGAGAGCCCTTTGCCGATTGCTTGGTGAATCAAATTTAAGAGTGCATAACTTTCCTTTTTGCCATTCGCTACACTCCACGTGCTAAGTGTTACACTCACCTCTTCAACAAACGTAGTTCGCGTGCTGATATTGAGCGTTGAAGGCGCGCCCATAGTCACGTAAGGAAAAGTTAAATCCTCTTCTACAGCGTCATATACACCTGTAGATAGCTGCATCAATTGACTATCCGAAGACAATCGCTTATACACTGCTTTCTGCAACTCCCATAAAGCCGTTTGCGTCATTTAAAAACGCCTCATTTCTCTCATGAAGTGGCGTTCTCCTGCATCAACTGCTGGTTCCCAAAACTCTTGCGCACGCATACCGGAAGTTGTAACGAAACGTCCTAGCTTTTCCGAGAAGTACACCCAAGGAATTTTCTTAGCACGACTTCCGCCAGGTCCCTCAGCATAAATTCCGGTGCCGTAGTTGACGTAGATTGCGTAAAAGGCTCCGACATGAACAACAGCGGTATATCCGCCATTCTCAATTTCCAAGGTGACGGAATCAATTAAGTGACCGCCATCACGCGGCGCTCTCGCTTTTACCTGCGCTTGGATAATTTGTGCTGTTTCCAAAACGATTTGTTTCGCTCGCTTTTCCACTTTGTCGGCATACTCTCTCGCATGACTTTCAAGTTTGGGCCAGCCGTATTTGATCGTGCCCATTACTTCACCAACTTTAATGGAACTAGCATAACTTCACGCTGTCCACCTTGATCTTGTGGCTTGCCAATCAGTTCGTATGTTTCGATAATACCGTCGTTATTATAAACACAACGCATATTCGGATAAATATCGGTTCGATAAGGAAAATAAAAATTGCGATCCAGTGGATTGTTTAACTGCTGCGCTTCAAAAATCTCACGACTCGATGGCGTATCTAAGAAGCCTTGCGCCATTACTTTTGTCGTCCATAGCTCAGTAAATCCACCACCACCATCCGGAACCTTTGAAAGCGTCTGAAAAGTGACTGTGTGCGGGTATTCATCGTGAAGCATGGAATTTCACCTTCTTATAAGGCGTTAAAAGCCGCATCAATTCTTTTGGAATTTCGGTATCGTATGAATAAGAAACAGAACCCATTGAACGGGATTTTAACCCCGTTTTCATGGTGTTTCGTTCAATTGCTTTCGCCAGATAGATTTTCACGCCACCTGGTATGCGCATGGTTCCATCTGCTTGGATGTTGAAGGTGTTATTGGTTTCAGCCATGACTGCTTCCATCATTAACGGCAACATCGTTTTGATATAAGGATCCTTCGAATCGTCTTCAAACGAGATGCCCATGATCCCTTTGATTGCTTCTACGTCTTCTTCTGTAGGAATGAATTCTACAAACATTCACTTCACCTACTTTCCAAGAATCGCGTCGATGTAGTCCTGTTTCTTCGATTCTGTTGGATACTCAATTTCTTTTTTGTCCAAGTATGCTTGTAGATCATCGTTTTTTACTTTCTTTAGTTCATCTTCTGAAAAAGTCGCATAGTCGTTTTCCTTCTCTACATCTGAAGCCAGCTTATAGCCACGTCCTTTGTAGATCACGTCAAACGCACGTTGCGTTACTCGTTTCGGTAAACCTTCCGGATTCACCACATCGATGAATCCGTCTGTTGCTTTTACGTATACAGTCATATCAATTTCCTCCTAAATTTGAATTGTATTATGGTCCAGGAACGACAGGAGTCAACGCGGCAAATGCTTCTGGCTTCACGTTCATGTAACCAATGTGCATTGTTGCACGAATTGCGAACATGTCACGTTCAAACAAGTTAATTGGTTTACCATCTGCACCAACTACTGAAGAAAGTGTCGCATCTTCTGTTACCGCATACTCAATCCCTTGTAAGATGCCGTAACGCGCATAATCCCAGTCACCCATAAGTGCTGCGGCTTTTGTTGTATCGAATGCTTCTGGTTTCGCGTAAGTTACCGGCATACCTTCCACATCGTTCAAGTTTTCGTACAAACGTGGACCGTTGACGCCAGTTTTAGCACGACGTAAGTTTTGTTTGAATGTGTTTGTAGCAGCAACGCCATCTGGATTAAAGCCTTCGCTTTCAATAAGCGCCATTGCGTCAAATACTTCATCCTGCAAGTCTGTGCCAGAACCTAAAGCAATCAAGTTACCTGCTTCTGTTGCACCTGTAAAGATAGATTTACCGCTTGTATGTGTAGCAAATGGTGAGTTAGTGCCGAATAGCGCTGCAATATCAAAAGTTTCATAAAACGCTTCAGCAATTAGTGGTTTCACTTCGTTGAAGAAGTCTTTTGCCGTATAGCGCAAAAACTCTTTAGAGAATGGAATGATAACTGCTAGTTTTTCTGCAGTCATGGAAGCTGTCAACCATTCGACTTTTGAAGTCTTGATAACTTCTGTTTCTGATACCCAGTAAGCGCCTGCGCCTTTTGCTTTAAACGAGAAGGTTTTCTTCGGTTTTGTCATCGGTTCGTTTTTAGCAAGCTTCATAACAGTAGATCCTTTGATGACATCCTCGATAATTAAGCCGCCTTGTTCTGCTGGGATTGTCCCTGTCTTTACATCGGACATTAGTACATGATCCGGCGTGTAAGTTTGTGCAGCAAAGAATTGTAGATTTCCTTTTCCTAGTCGTAAACGTTTTGATGTTGGCATTGTTTAATTTCCTCCCTGTTGGTTACGGATGTTATGAGTAGCTGCCATGTCCTGAATCGATTTCACAGTCGATGTACCAGAAGCGCCGCTATTCACATCTCGCCCATTTTCTTTGAATTTGCTGTTGACGCCTTCATTGATCAGTCCATCTAAATCCGTTTTCAATTCAGCAAGCGTTGCTGTTGTCGTGGATTCATCGTCTCCTAAGAAACGTTCGATGTACTTAGATGCAAACTGTGCCGGCAATTTATTATCTGTCGCGTAAGCCATTGCTTTGTTTTTCAATTCCGCACGCTTTGTCGCTTTTTCACCGTTTGCAATCTTTTCTTCAAGTTCACGAATGCGCTTTTGCTCCGGCGTTTCTTCAACTGGATTGCGTTTTTTCACTTCTTCTTCAATTAACCCGTTAAGGTTATTTTCTTTCCAAGTGGTTATTCCAGATTGGTTTTCGATACCGTTTCCACATCGCTTTTTTCAATTCCTGAAAGAATATACGTGTCAAGCGCTGTTTTATCGCCGTTTTCTACCAATGTTTTCAATTGCTCAATATCAATTTTCATTCCTAATTCCTCCTCAGCCCTTCGCACGTTTGCACCCACGAAACGCATAATAAATAAGCCTGTTTAAAGACTGTTGCTCAAAGTCTGCTTTTAAATAATCGTATATAGATCTGATGCAACGCCGTAGCTTACTAAACGAATACAAACTTTACTATTCATCACGTGTACTAATTCGTTATTGTAGGCTTTATCGTAAAACTGTTCTTTTGCATCGAATGACTTTGCAGGAATAACGATAACTTCGTCCGTTCCCTCCGCATTAACCTTCACAAAGACAAAGGGGGATTCTGTTTCTCTCGCTTTATCAAATGTTTGAAACAACGCTTCTTTTGCTAATCCCAATTTAATCACCACCTTTAATATTGTTTTATGGCTCTAGCTATCTTCATTTCTTCAAGCTGTTCAATTTCACTTTGAGATAACTCGACCGTATCAACAATTACTGACTGGACACTACGCCCTTGTTTCTTTAATTCCTTTAGAATGTCTTTCAACGTGCTATCAATCGAACTGAGAAGCTTTTCTTCTTTCGGTGTAGCCATTTAATCAGTCCTCCTAAAATACTTATTCTAAGCGTTTATTACAGCGTTCACAGTACACCTTTTGCCAAATGTAACTGTATCCGAACAAGTCTTTTTCATCTTCTCTAACAGGTTTGTGTCTTAGTAATGCACATAGAAATCTATTCATACACCCTTAACCCCCATAATCTTCAACCATTCCTCATACGAGACAAACGGCATATTCGATTGTGGTTCTGGAATCTCTTTAATGGCTTCAGCAAATGCTTTTTCGTAGACAGCCCCTGCATCCACTTTCTTTTTCGTTAGTGCTTCCAGCTGCCGTTTGTATTCGTCGTTGTTGTAAACCACACCTTCTGCAACCATCGGCACTTTAAAATCAAGTAATGTTAGCTTCTTACAACGACAATAGTTATCCATGCCAGGAACGCCCCACATTCGAGGTCCGATTGCTTTTAGTCCTTGGTAGTGGAAGTATCCTTTGCGATCTGTACGCTGGCCGTCGAGCTTGCGGTGTGCTTTTCTTACAATGCCATCTCGTTTACTCAACCAAACACCGCGAACGTCACTAATAGCCGTGATTTGATTCTCGACATTCCCTAGAGCCAATGCACGAACACGATCACTCACATCACGCAAAAATAAACGCAGTGAATTGTTTTCTTTCTCAATCAACTCGCTAATGCGCTTGTTTAACTGAGATACCGTTTCATTCTTTCGCAAGGCTATGCCTATTTGTTTCCGAATCCGAGCAACTAACCGATTCCGCTTGACCGTTAAGAAATGGGTTAGCGTTAAACCGTCAATTTTTACTTCTTTACGAATCTCACTTAGCTTAGGTATATCGATTTTCCCGACGTTTACACGCACTTCTAAGCGTTCTGTTAAGGCATCAGTCAATTGTTCAGCTAATCCTTTTTCACTCTTCAGCAAAGAAGGCAAGGTGCTCTCGATGCGTTTAACCAAGTTAGCTTGTGAGTCGCCGCTGTCTACACCTTTTTGCAGTGCTTTTTCGATGTTCACTACGACTTCCGATTGCTTACCTCCTGGCAGTTTCGGCAGCTTAAACGTTCCTAATATGAATAGGAAAACAGCGCCAATAACTTCCGTGGTTGGCAATGACGGGCGCGCAATGAACTGATCGAATAGATAAGCCGTTAACAAGAAGTTAAGTAAATAGTGACTCTCTTCGACCTCCTGCACTTCGGCTACCACTTTCTGATATTGCGTTGTGGCGATGCCGGCAATCGCTCGCAATTCGTTCTCTAAGCGATTGTACTTATTCATTTCTTGGTAGCTTAGAACACCGTCACGTTCGTATTTTTGATACATGGCTGAAAGTTGTAAAAGGATTGCCTTTTGCATGGTGAGCATTTGTTTCTGCAGCTGGCTTTCCGTTTTTGCTAACTCTTGATCCAGTCGACGTTCGATATCTGTTTGGTTCACTTTTTCCTCACACCCGTTCCTTTACATGAAGGGCATTGGATTTGTTTAGAGGTAACACGACTTGTGATTTTGCCATCACCACCGCACTCTGGACAAGGATAGCCGTCGTCTTTTCGACTTTCTGCTTTAGTCGAACCTTCTTCGTTAGACTCCCAAGTGCCTTCTTCTAAATCAGGTAGGTTCTCTCCTAATCGCAAGGCATCCTCTTCCATTTCGTTCAGCTCATACTCCACATCGTCTACGAACGTTAATAAGCCCAAGCGTGTACGTTCGCTGACATTACCTTTCAATGCTTCAGTAGACTGTGCTTCATCAAGAATGTTCGCTGGTAAGTTACGTTTGAATGAGAAGAATACTTTCAGGTAATCTTCTTTGTTGATGCCTTTACGTTTCGCCCAAGCGCTAAAAATCACTTTGAATTGATAACGCAACGAAGAAATGAATTTCCGTTCCATCGTGATGCACTTCGCTTCCAGTGCCATAATCTTGTATTTCATTGCAACGCCTGAGGCTTGACCTGAAAACGAAACGTCTGTGAAATTAATCGATTTAGCAAAGCGTAAGATGTTTTCTTCTAATCGGTCCAAATGGTTTTCAATCATCTGATCGTTGATGTCCTTCGTTAAATACTTCACGTCATCATGCTCACCGAATAGCTCAAACACACCGTTCTTTTTCAAGTTCGATAGCGTTTCCTCATCGGCGCCTATTCCTTTTAGAATCAAATAAGCCAGCCGGTATTGTTCAATCTCGTTTGAAGCATCTGATAGTGTACGATCATAAGCATCAATTAACGCCAGTACCTTTTCGGCATCGCCTTTGAGTTCGGCATTGTTTGCTAACCCGAATAACGGATTGTATTCGAATAGATGCTGCTTCACTTCAACTTGTTGGAATTTCTCTCCGTTGATCGCTTTGTAATAGGTGATATGCGAATCATCATAAAACTCAGCAAACGTATCGTCATCCTGTTTGAAGTACCGCAAAGAGTAATCCGGTTCGTGTAGATCTTCTCCAATGAACACGGCTTCCCACGGATTCAAGTTCTTGATGCGTTCATCACCATTTCGGTCGATATAAGCCAAACGTGGAGATTGACCGCAGATAGCTGCCATCTTTCCATATTCCGAATCGTTATCCTCTGCATTGTTACGCAAAAGGAATAGTTCAATCTCTTTTTTTAGTGATTTGTTCTCTCCCGTTTGTTCGTCTACCCCGTAGCTGATGGGATGGCCGAACATGTACCCAACCTTGGTGTCTACAATATCCGCGTCAAAAGCGTTATTGAGTCGGTTGTTTACCTTGTCATCTAACCGGCGCACATTTCCACCCGTTTCGAATTCTTCGTACTCAATCGTTTCGCGAGTAAATATCTTAGGACCATCTGCATCGGCTTTGTATCGCTGATAAAGTTGCAGCATGCGCGCCCGTTCTTTTTCGTGTTCGTTGATGATGTCATTCACCAAGTCGCTGGTAATGCCTGTTTTATCGATTTCCCATTTGAAATGAAGCAATGCGTTCACCTACCCTGTTTTTCGTCTTTGTGGTTTCAAGTGCGTATAAATTGCATATCGAATTGCATCGAGTACGTCGTCCCATTGCTTAACCGGTTCACCAGTAATCGGATTCCATACATACATATTGATTTCTTTTTTAAAGCGTTCAACTTTATCTTTAACGACTTTGAGTTTTCTCAACTTGAATAGCCGAGCTACCTCTTCTATGCCTGCAATAACCGATTTATCTGCATTGATGGCACGCATACCTTCTCTTCTGAATCGAATAATATGTTCAGGACGTGCGGTATCGCAATAGAAGTTGATATTTCCGAAGCGACTCTTTATTTCTATTGCAACTTTCACCCAGTAATCAATTTCTTCATGCTGCTTGGCGTGTTCTTCTAAGATATAAATATCTCCCTGGTCATCTTCAGCAATCAAAACAATTGAGCCAGGGTGTTCGTAACCCCAGTCAACTCCTGCCCAGTAACGAACGAAATTGAGCTTCTCAGCCTCTTCTGAAGTAATGTAGTGAACACTGTCATGAAAGTCCTTGTATATGGCTCCTTCTGCTGCTGCCCATCGACCAAAGATGTCTCTATCGGTAAACATTCCAGACGGCGTAGAAGCAATGATACTTTCCACATACTCTGGATCTAGAAATATGTTGTCGTGTAAGGTGAAATGAAAAGAGCGAATGTTTAAGCGTCCACTTGCCAGCATTTGCCCATCTTTATCGATGTAATCCTCTTTTACTGGATGTGCTGGGTTTTCTGGGTTTGTATCGATAATGATGCGAGCGCCCTTATATGAGCAACGAGAAATGACTTCTTTCACGAACATGTTGTGAAGTGCAGTCCCCTCATTTAAAAAAGCGCCGGCAGCTGTAAAGCCCCGCGCTTTCTTCCATGAATCCGACTTTGACCCATCGAACACATATATTTTATTTCCAAATAGCTTGAAAGCATTTTTCTTATCTAGCTTTATCTCTCGGCCAATTACCTTTTCCATATCATCTAAAATGTTTCGCCAAATAGAAGAGTAAGTTGCGCCGCCAATGATAAAAGCAAGCCCTTCACCCTCGTACTTTGCCACGTGAGCTAGAAACAGCAATAAAGCCACATACGTTTTTCCTGCACGTTTCGCTCCACTTAGTAATAAAATCTTAGGGTCTTCTGTCCGGACGCTCTCAACCACTTCAATCTGCTTTGGTGTTAAGTCCATTGACTAACCCCCTTAATGCAGCTGCCACATCTTTTTGTCCTTCGTCATCGTCTGTCGTATTAAGTTTCTCGATTTCAGCTTTTAGCTTCTGGACTTTCAATTCGTCAATCGATAGCAAGCGTTTGTCCAGTTCCTGCATAGCCTTTTGTTTGTCGTAGAGCTTGAGAGAAACACCGTCTCGTCCTTGCTTTACTTCCTGGATCATCGTTCCATCTACTTCCGTGTAGTCTTTAAACTCTACGAAAGAAACAGTTCTCATTTGAGGATTCCCTTCGTCATCCAATAGAGGAAGGCCCTCCAGATATTCTTGAACTTCACGTGTGCCGAATACAAGGAAGTCTGTAATATCAGCAAACGCCATCTTCACGTACTCTCTAGCGATATCCGCTGCATCTAAAAACAATTCATTTTGCATTTCCGTCTTTAGCCTGCGGATTTCATCTTTTATGCAAGCATTTGCAAGCAGTCGAGGACCGTTATTTCTTGCTGAATTATAATCACATTCATAAGCTTCTTGATAAGCCTTCGTAGCATTGAAATGCCTGATATAATGCAGACAAAATTGCTGTTGCTTTTCAGTAAGATCTGTAGATTCAATCACAGGCTTAAAGGATGCATCCTTTTTCTTTAGGGTTGCAACCTTTTTAGGTGAACCTCTGGACCATCCTTCGCGACTCTTTCTACTCTTCAATGTACCAATCTTGACATCATGCTTTTCAGCTAATGCTTTTAGTGTGATAGAGGAAGACTCAAACTCCTCTCGAATCTGTTGCCAATCCATCTACATCACCGCCGCCTCCTAACATCATTTGCATGGTGTATCACCTCTTTCGCGCTGTACGCTTTTTTAGACATTAAAAAAACACCCTTAGAGGGCGTCCTTGTTTTTAAGTTGAGGTAATCTCACTACACCTTTGTTAGAGCAAGATTTAGTACAGAACCTCTTCTTTTGATATTTATTTGAAGTGAATGGAGTTCCACAAAACTCGCAATTTTTAGTTACGTCATCTACGCCACTTTCTCTTCGTGCTTTTGATTTACATTTGTTAGAGCAATAAAGATTTGCTTTGCTTACAACAACTTCGTAATCAATACCGCAGTATTTACACTTTTTTGTTTCCGTCTTATAAAGCGAAGCTTTATGTTTTTCATAATGTTGTTTATGCCATTCTGACCCTTCGGCACTCTTATGCCATTCAGCTGCCTTCTTTTGTCCTTCTACCTGGATCCTTTTCATTTTCAATATATTTTCTAAGTATTTACCGTGCAAATAAGCATGTTCTTTAGCGGGCATGCATTCTAAATTGCTAATGTCATTGTTGTTCTTATTACCGTCTATGTGATGTATATGATAGCCTTCTGGAATTTCACCATTATGATGCTCCCATATTGAACGGTGCAACCTCTTTCTTTTGGTTGAATTAAGATAGTATCCTGTTTTTTCATCAAGCGTATATACCAAGTCATAAAAAGTTATGAATTTACTTCCCATATGTTCGCTCCTCTCGCTTATAAGTTAATTATAAACTAGTTTATTGCGATACACATTGGAATGTCATATAAGCTTTTATCGTATAAGCACCCAGCAATGAAGCCAGATGCCACCAATCTTTATTCTTAAATCAAAAAATAAAAATTTAGTGACAGGCCAAGTGAAAATTCAAGTAAAAGTTCAAGTACCAACGCCGAAGAGAAAGCCCGTACTTAACGGGTTATATATCCGGGTGTATCACTCGAACAACCTGCCTCCCCGACCTGCCTTTAAGTGTATCATGCGTTTTTTAAACTGTGCATCTTTCCGACGTTTGCGACTTATGCGACATATGCGCCACGACGCGGTCTTTGATTCTGCCAATATGCTTGTCTGACAATCCCATGTGAAGCCCTATCCACCGCATGCTCTTGCCTTCTAATAACCAATGAAGAACTTCTGTTTCTCGTTCGTCACTAATGAGCTCAAGTCGTGATTGAATGAATTTAATATCTCTTTCGAATGCATGAATCTTTTTCCATCGTTCATCTCGGCGCTCGACTTCTTTTAGAATCGGGTCACTGGGATCTCCACTTGCTTTAGGCATAGCAGCTTGCAATCCGTATTGAGCGACCATGCTCACATTAATTTCGTTCATGGACTCCCTCATGATTTTAACGCTATGTAATTTCCAATGATAATCCTTCAACAAATCTTCAATTTGCCATTTGTTCATGAAAATCCCCCCTAGCGTTTTCTGCGGATTGCTCCGTTATGCTTTTGATATGTCTGTCGGTTCATCCCCATTAATTCTTCCCATTCTTTACGGCTTAGACATTCTTTATCTATCAACCTTGTATTGGTGTTCAAATTAGGTACAGTTCGTTCTGGCGCATTCGTGAGCCCTTTTTCTTTGAGTTGTTGTTGAATCGTTCTCATAGCTCCCATCTCCTCAACGAATGATTTTCCTTATCAAGTGATTCGGTTTTCTAGTCAATACTTGATGCTGTATAGAAGAGCGCTTTCGAAAATCTATCAAAGGAATGCTGTTATTTTTGCGAGAAGGGACTTCCCAATACTCATCCAGATAAGTTACTTGTGATTTAATGCCTGACCATATATCCTTAACCGTTTCTTTGAATTGATCGAACGCACTCACAATGCGGTTAATTAATCCTTTGGTGGATAATCGTAGATTGAAGAAGAAAAATCCTATTGAGTTTCCGGCTTTCGTTATTTTAGCTGTATCAAACATCTCCTCTTCGGTATAACCTGCTTCATACATATACCTCAGCAGTAGTTGATCATTAGTTTTCATTAGTTCCATCTCCTTTTTGAGAAATAAAAAAGAGGACACAAAACAGCGGTTAAGCTGTAATGTGTCCTCCAGTTTGCTGGTGCGGACTAAGATTTTATATTAGACAAATCATTATCAATTTCATCTATAAGTTGTTTTAACTCCTTAATTGTAGAAAAGTAAAACTCCCAATAAGTAAGATAAATGTTCGGGTTATATTTATCCATGGCATCAATCATTTCTTCTACGCTATTTAGTAAAGATTTAACATTACTAAGAATTAGCGTAAACTTGAAAAAGATTTCCGAAGGTATTTCCGTAATATCAATTCTTTCAAGTTGGATTAATTCATTTGTTATGAATTTTTTTATTGCCCTTAATGAATCAGCATCTTCTTCAAATGCACTAATGCCACCCGCAAAACTTTCGTGTTTCTTTACTACATCCTTTAAATTTTCTAAAAAAGTATATAATTTTAAGGATGTGGCTCTGTACAATACTAAGCTTTTCAATAAATTATTATGTTCTCTTTTTTTCTCTTTCTTTTCCGTGTTAGCAATTTGTCTTTCAACAGACTCAATTGCGTATTTACCAGCAACTTTAGCACCAAAATACGCGCCGCTAACAGTTCCTAAAACAGTCAAAATAGTTTTTAAGTCAATTATTTCTTGAAAGCTAAATCGTACTTGATACATATGAAAAACTAAAAGTAGTAAACATATTAAAAGAAACCAGGATGACCAAAAATAGAAGTCATTTTTTAACTTCAAAAATCTTCCCCCTCATCAAAATTCACACGCTTCACTTTGCCTTTATACGTCACAATGCTTGTTTCAGCATGCGCAGGAAGCTTTCCAATCTTAACCTTTCCCTCAGATATAATCAGGAAGCAACTCGTTGGTAACTCCATTATATCTAACTTTAGCTCCCCTGTCTCGGAAATTTCTACCGGTTCCATCCTCAAAATTACCCCTCCTCATAGCCTGTGCACGTCTTTATCTCTTTTCTTAATCAATCCCCGTTCAGCATGATCAAAGACAAGGAGCGCCACTTCACTTATCTTTCTCTTCATCGTTTCAGCAATCTCTGTCACACTGACGTTTTTCTTCCACTGATCACGAAACACTTCCAGTTCCTCTTCTGAAAATACTAAGTCTAAATCATGGTCATCAGCTTCAAAAAGGAAATAGTTCATGGCGATTCCTCCTCTGCCTCTAATATCGAATGGTCACTTCAACTCTTGGCAATAAGCTATAAAGCTTTTGAACGTGCATACTCACAACCTGACTGTCATCTTGCCAAATGATTTTCGTAATGCCATCTTTGACACCCTTCACCAGGTTATCCAAGTCGGGTTTGGTAATCGGTAATAGCTCACCTGACTCAATGAGCGCTTGCTTGGGCTTCGTATGATACTTCTTTGGTGTCGGTTGATGAAAGATAAGCTCTAAATGTATCGGGCTTGTAATGAGCTCCTTTGGGCGATGCTGTGAAGCAACTAAACTCACATACTGCTTAAAGTCCCGTGAATTAATCGGATCATAGAGAACCGTCTTGCCGGAAAAACTCTTTCCGGCTCTTGGTCTCCCTTGCGCTTGAGCTTCTCCGTGAATGACAAAGCTAATGGTTTCCAATGACTCGCTCCCTTTCTATTTTAAAAACACTTTCATCATTAATATTCCGATAGCAACCAGGACCAGTAGCAATAAGATGAATCGTGCATATCCTTTCACTTTCTTGCCTCCTAATAAATCAATCTCAATTTATCGACTTCCTGAAGCAACCGTTCATCGCTAAGTCCTTCAAAATAAGAGCGTGGTATGCGAGTGGATGCTGTTAGTTCGTCAATGATTTCTTTACGGTGTTCGCTGGTCATTTAAATCCCTCACTTATTCTTCAACCTCTTAATCTGTTCATTCAACAGCTTCAATTTCTTGTCACGCGCACGAATTTCACCTTTTAAGTAGGTAGTCTCACTTGTTTCGTTTTTCTCTGCATCCAGTGATACATTGAGCGAGTTTAATAATTTCAGCAGTTTCGTAACACTTACGGTTTGTTGTTCACCCAAGACGCGCTTTAATTCCAATTGCGCATTGGTATATTTGCTTTGCTTATTCATATCAATATCCTGTGTTTTGTCGTTGGTAATTGATTTCATTCTTATTTAAGTATGCTTTTTCGATTTGTTCCCAATCGAAACCAAGCATTGCACCTAGTCCGATAAGAAGTTCCATGTTTCGACAATAACCGTGATAGACATTTGTGTAATAAGTTGACCAGTCGGCTTGCATCAGGTCTATAAATTGTTCTGTAATAGTTTCTTTTCGATAAGGTCCCCAATCCAGCATTTGAGGGATATTTAACTGTAAACCGATAGAAAGAGCGAAATGAATACAATCTACATATTCTTCTAAGAGTGGATTGTAGAATTCCACGCCTGGCCCATCTTCTAAAAGAACACTTCTGTAAGTCCAGATTCTCGACTCCTGATCCGTACTCCAAAACTTAAACCCTCGCCATTCATTAGCCAATTCTCCTAATTCCACCAACAAAGCAAGAATTCGTTTCTCTAAACGATCTTCATCTGGTAATCGAGGATGATTCTTTGCAATCTCTGCATCTAATCCACGTTGCACCTCAAACAATTTATCTAAATTCATTATGCGGTCCCCCTTTGATTTACAAGCTATGTTCGTCTTTCCGCACAGCTTCAATAGCCTGTGCGCGTTCCTTTTTCAGATGCCGTCTGTAACTCCTAACAAAAGCGACAAGTGACGTGATCCATCCTGCAAGTACAGCCGCGTTTAATATTAGAATCATGGTCTGCCTCCTAGTTTTTAATCAATCCGCTTATGTTCCGTCAAATACTCATGCAATACCTTGATGTATTTATCTCCCAAGAACTTAAAACGGTCCTGATGCAACTTGCTACTCCATTGCGTCAATTCATCCAGCTCTCTCATTTGTGAGAAACCTTTTTGAATCTCGCTGTAATGCAAGTCCATAGCAGCAGAAGCTTTCCAATGCCTGCTTGATCGAACACCTTGTCCTGTTTCGCCAGTGGCTAATGAAGTGGTTACGGCTGCATCTTTCTTCTTTTGGTGCGATTGGATATTGGCGACTATTTTTTTAAGGATTAAGTCTACGTATAGTTTGGTAAAGTTGGTTTGTTGACTCATTTTTAAGCTCCTTGGTCAGCTATATGGTCGAAATGGATAGTCTACACTTAGTTGGACAGAAAAAATAAGGGGGCGTAGAATAGTCCACAATACGTGAGGAGAATCTACCATGCCCCAAAAAAGACGAACATTTTCCCCGGAATTCAAAAAACAGGTCGTGGCGCTGCACGCAGGCGGAAAAAGCCGACCGGATATTGTCCGGGAATACGACCTGACGGCTTCCGCCCTCGATCGGTGGATTGCCCAATCCAATCAAACTGGCTCGTTCGAGGAAAAAGATAACCGAAGCCCTTTGGAAACGGAATTGCTTGCCTACAAAAAACGAAATAAGCAGTTGGAGATGGAAGTGGATATTTTAAAGCAAGCGGCGCTGATCATGGGACGAAAATAGAGATTATCCAACAGAATCAACACCTCTATTCAGTATCAGCAATGTGCACTGTCCTCCAAATTGCCCGCAGCACCTTTTACTATGAGACTTCCGTTTCGGTAGAAAAAGCACACCAAAAAGCCCAAGCAGAACAGGAGTTGAAAGACGAAATCTGGGCGATCTTTCACGAGAATCGCCGCGTCTATGGCACACGCAAGCTGAAAAAAGAGTTGGCGAACAGAAAGAAATGGGTGATCTCGAGACGCCGTATTGGACGCCTCATGGCGTCACTTGGCATCCAATCGAAATACGCGCTGCCATCCTACAAACCGATGGTCACGCCTCCCAATGAAGCGACATACCGGAATGTGCTGAACCGCCAATTCAATCCGGCAGCGAAAAACGCCGTGTTGGTCAGCGACCTGACGTATGTAAAGGTTGGCGGCCGCTGGAACTATATTTGTTTCCTTCTCGATTTATATAACCGTGAAATTGTGGGGTACAGTCTGGGCGAGCGTAAAGACGCTGCCCTGGTTCAACGTGCCTTCGCATCGGTCAAAGGCGACTTGGGAGCCGTGAAGCTGTTCCATACGGACCGCGGATCTGAATTCAAGAACACCGGCATCGATGCGCTATTAAAGACGCACCAAATCGAACGGTCGCTGAGCCAAAAAGGAACCCCTTACGATAATGCGGTGGCGGAAGCCACGTTCAAGATTTTGAAGACGGAACTCATCAACGGAATGTGCTTTGACACGCTTAACCAGCTAGCGCTTGAACTGTTTGATTACGTGAATTGGTACAACCATGTCCGTCTACACAGCAGTCTGGGCTATACCAGCCCTGTCACTTATCGAAACGCAACCCTTAAAAAAGTTGTTTGATTTAGTGTTGACGTACCAAAACGCCGATTAAACTAAATAATAGGTTCAACGTTTTTTAAGGTTTTGACTGATAATTTAATATCAATTTTCTCGAATCCGTATACCTCAATCGTTTTAATCATTTCTTCCAAGTGTTTACGGGCTTCTTGTGGCGTTATATTGTCAATTCCAAACCTTAAAACTTCCACTTTCTTTTGCTTAGGCATTAAGTTTCCTCCTTTCCTATTTCGTTCGATCGTTGACTACCTACTCAAACGTTCCCAACGCCGAAACTCTTCAATACTGAAAAGCTCACCTTCTTGCTTATTTGTTTCTTTTAAGAAAGTGTTGAAGGTCGGACTCGAAAAGTTCTTTTTAAAATGATGTTCATTCAAACGCACGATTAATTTATCTGTCGGCTTCATGACGCTTTTCGTCTTTTGGCTTTTTTCTTTTTCGATATACTCGAACATTTCGAAAATGTCTGTTTGATTTTCGGGTATTTCATGGACTTCCATCAAGACCACTCCTTTCTCAATCTTTCCACTCAAAGAATCGCCAGCCATGCTTCAACATCCACTTGACCCCTGCCGAACGATAGCGACCAAATTGCCAAACTTTCTGGCCGCCTTCAAAGCGATAAAACCAAAACTCTCGACCGCCAGCCATCAGAACCAAGGACTCGCTTTCACTTCAATGTCTAACTGTAAGTGTGTTTTCAGCAAGAGTGCGCGTAAATCGTAATACTCCTTACTCTCTATCGGTTCACCGTTTGGACTTGTATGAATGCCGTACCCTTTCAATTCATCAATCCAGAAGCCCATGTGGATGTGTTTGTGTTTCATGCAGCCACCTCCCCGCTAATATGCGTGCAAAGAAGTTGTTCAGCCGCCGCATGACTCAATCCCGTAATCTGCTTCAACTCTTCAAACAGAATGCTGAAGTTTTGTGCAATCACTGGATCTTCATTCGTCTGCCAAGCACCTGCGATTAGGATGAGTTTATTTAATAGTTTATCCATAGCTATTCCTCCTAGTTGTTAAGTAGATGATCAAACTTAGACAATCGCCCTTTCGCGACTTGTCTACGGTAACTAGTAGCCTTGTTTTCAATTGGCTGTGAAATTTCAATCAGACGATCATAAGAACGTTTGCCTAGTTGCCCAGCCAGTTCTTTGGGCTCCAAATTAGATGTGGCCATAATCGGTTTATTGCGACGGTATCGATTGTCGATAATCAGAAACACGATTTCCTGCACCCAGTCGCTGGTTTTCTCTGCCCCGATGTCATCAATAATGAGTAAGTCACAAACATTCAAGGCTTTTAAAATCTGTTGTTCACTTTCACTTTTGCCTTTGCCGAATGTGTTTTTTATTTTCTTTAATAGATCCGGCATCGAAACAAACACAACCACTTTGCCCTCTTTGTGCAATTGATTATGAACAGCTGCGGCTAAGTGAGATTTCCCGTTCCCTGGCACACCCCATAACAAAATGGACTCCAGTCCGAATTCGTCAAAATTGTCAGCATAGTAACGTGTAATCTTTTCAGCTTTTTCAGCACCTGGACGTGTAGCAAAGTTGCCGAAATCGGATTCCTCAAACCGTTCGCCCAACTCGCTAATCGAAAACAACTCTCGTACTTCGCGTTCACGCTGTGCATTCTTGTAGATTTCAAGTTCGGCTTTTTGAACATCCGCTTCACATTTACAAACGGGCTGTACCCATCGCGTATGTCCCAAGACTTCAATTTCGAGTGGTGGAACAATCTCTTTGCAATGCGGGCATTCAACGCCTTTAGAGTGAGAGTCCGTCCCATTCTTCGTCACTAGCCCCTGCATGATCTTTTGAAGTGGTTCCATTCGAGCTCCCTCGCTTTCGTCTGTCGAATTCTTTATCCGCAGCAACTACATCTGCCAGTGTCTTAATACGTTGATCGCTCCAAGATTTCAAGATGCTGTCAGCAAAGTTCATTTTGTTTCGTGCGTTGGCTTCGACTGAACGTTTCAATGCCTCATGAACCAACTCCTCAGATGATTCATCAATCATGATAGAAATTCGTTCGGCAATATGCGGTACTAAGTGACTGATGTTTTGTTCATAGAAGCGAAATGCCATTCCTGCGCTCTTATCTACAACAACAACTTCTTTTTCTAGTTCTAGTTCTAAATCTAGTTCTAGTTCTGTTGCGTTATCTTTCGTTACTGAAACGTTACTTGTAACGTTACTTTCATTTTCAGGACCCTTTTTAAGTGGTGGAGCTAATTGCTTTTTTTTAGCTTGCCGATGCTTTTCGACTCGTTTTTTCGTTTGTTCACGTATTTTATCGAGTCCTGCAACGTTTTGATGCTTTTCCCAATTCGATATACTGATAAAGTGATTTTCATCAATATCAATCATTCCAAAGGTACGAAACACTTCTAAAGCCATTCGAACCGTGGAGAGAGGCCTATTAAATATTGTTGAGAGCATTTCATCCGTATAAGGTATGGTCTCGCTCAAGTAAATATAGCCATTGTTATTGGCTCTTCCTGCTTGCGAAAGTAACTTTACCCACACGATTAAGATGGTATCTGCCTCTGGCATACTCTCAATCAGTCTTATCTTTTCGTCCTCAAACATTTGTGTACTAAGCTTTATCCACTTAACATCGCTCATTACAAATCCCTCAAATCTTTTATATTTATATAATTAGTAGGGGAGCTCCTCAACTCCCCTGCCTATTCCTTAAACTAGCGTTTGGTCATGAATGCTTTGTTTCTTTTCTTTAACAGGTTCTTTTGTTTCCTCCTGCACATCTGGCTGATCGTCTTCGATAATGGTATAGTCCGTTACATCAATGACATCGCTCATATCGCGACTGATTTCATTTTTGATAGTGGAATCAGCTTCTACTGTCTTCTGCAGCTCAATAGATTTCGGAGCGTATTTCAGAACTTCTTTTAAGACGGTTTTTTTAGCCATCGCATCATAATTTGTTTTCCAAGGACTCGTCCAGCCTTTTTGCACAGCTTGAGAGAACTTCTGTGCGTGATGATCAATGCGTTCTTTCGTCCAGTACACGAAGTCGTAACCGCCATTTTGAAGGTGATAAACAGCGTAGTATCCGATAGGTTCTCCGGAAGGAATGGCAGCTGGTTTGTGCATCAAGTCTTTAACTAAGCCATAGCTAAATTCGAATTCGTCATCTGCATAGACTTCATGCGCATAAATCGCTTTGTATTGACCGCTACGGACCGCTAAGTCAATCAGACCCTTGTACCCTAATTGGAATTGAACTTGCTTGCCATAAGGAATCAGGTACGCCTGACCTAATCCTGTATTTGGTTCAACGCCTAGTTGTGCAGATTGCATAATAGCTGCTAAGAAAGAAGTTTGGTCACATTCGAGTAATTTCGGTGTCGTGCGAACTGCTGTTAAAGCGATACGTGCAATTCGATCCGCATCCATATGCTTCGGAAGCGCTCGCTGGATTTCAGGTCCCATGCGTTTTAATAATGCGTTTAATGTTTGTTCCGGTGGGACAGCTTTCTTTGCTACCCCGTTTGATTTTTGAGCTAATTGGTTTTTGACTGCTTCATTTGTTGCCATGATTGATTTCCTCCTATTTCACCGTGAACCGTCTAGCGGTTGTGGTGTTTGTGTATTTTTTGTACAGATCCGGCTGTTCAACTTTTAACCGTTTGGAATCGATGCGATTGGATTCGTAATTTTTCCAAAAGACAACACGATTTAATGTGTTTCCTTTTTCGTTTTCGCCCATAATATTTTTGATTTGGTTTTCGTATTCTTTCTTCTGCTTTTCGGCTATTTTGATATCTTCGGCAAGTTGATCCATCGCATCTAACATTTGCTCAATGTCGTTAGATAAATTAATTTCACTGAGTGGCTCAGCTTGCGGATAGAGAGCTTTCAATAATTCACTTGATGCGTCAGAGCCGTCGAATACCGGTGGCACTTCAGCTAGTACATGATTGATCCAAAAGTCTTTTTCGATACCAATGAGGTATTCGATTAACTCTTCATCTCGTTCAATTTTTTTGTGAATAAATTTATTGCCACCGATCAATACTGCAATGTGCCACGCTTGATACCCTGTTACCGCCATATAGTGTTGACATTGAAGTAAGTACGCTGCAGGAATCTCTTCGTTCTCCCAGTCTCCTTTGAGGTATTCGGATGCCGTTTTGCATTCCAACCCCTCTCTTTTGCCGACAATCAGCCGGTCCACGTTCGCCAACATAAATTCGTGTTCAGGATGTTTCAAAATGGCATTCCGTTTACGAACCCTTATGCCCGTTCGTATAGTGAATTCTTGAGCAACTACGTCTTCCATAACGTTGCCCCAATATGCCGCTTCGCCTGCGGTATCTTCATCTGGTGATTGACCAGTTTTATCGAGATAAACACCGATTGGAGATTTCCATTTATTTAATCCTGCAATGGCAGAAACATCACTGCCACCAATACCTTGTCTACGCGCCTCAAGCCATTGTTCTCGGCTCATATCCGTTGTGGTAGCTAAAGATTCAGCTCTCATTGTTATCCCTCCGATAGTTGTGTTAAAATGGCTCTATAACCGTTATTCCAAGCCACATGATTTACCTAAGTCAGCTGTTGTCGCAGCTGGCTTTTCTTATTCTCGAACATTTGGTTCTGAATATTTCTGTTTGATTTCTTGCCAAACTGAGAATGTTAATCCGTCCGGCCAAATATCATTTTCTACCGCTTCAATTAGTTCTTCTTCAAAACAATCTTCACATTTCAAAGTTTGCCCTTTTGGGTTCGCGCTAATAAAGCAACCACAGCTTTCGCAAAAGATGCCATCTAGTATCATTTCAGCGAATTCTCCCATTTTCTTTAGCCTCCCTTCACAATGATTTCATCGTTCCCTAAATCCACTACGTACCCTTTGATCTGCAATAAAGTGATAATGAAGATAGCTTCTCTGGACGTTCCAAGCTCTTCGAATGAGAAACGTGTATCTTCGTTTTTCATTTCCTTTGAGGCTTTTACGACTGAGAGAACTTGTTGCATTTTTAATGATTGGTCAAACCGATCTAAGCTAATTGCTGCTTGATTATGCGCTGTCATGTGTTCACCTCTTTCTGATGGTTTGAATCCCATCAATAAGATCAGGAACGAAAAGGAGTTAACGCTCCTGAGCTTATTGACGAGAGCCAATGCTCTCGTGTAATATATGAGTTACCACAGTGATTCAATCGCCGCTTGACCTACCCAGTCAGCGGTTTTTTTCATGCTCTTTTTCGGGAATGCTTGTGAGTTGTGTACCAATCAATATGCTGATAAAAGAGATAAATACCATTGCTCCTGCGATGTGTGCTGGTTCACCAAATTCCATCATGTCGTGTCATCCTTTCGAAGTGAATGCCCGTTTTTTTTAGGTCTTCTAACAATCGACCTAAGCCATCCCATTCTTTTTTAGCTTTTGCTAACCGTTCAATTTCTTTTGTTGAACGTAAGATTTCTTCTGCTCTTCTTGCTGCTACTTCGTATTCGCCAACTTCTAACAACTCTTCAATTGCGTTTAGTGATCCTTCAATGCGCCAGTGTTCCTTTTCAGCTGCTCGTTGATCTTGTGGACGGAAGTTTGACTGTTTCATTGGACATATCCTTTCGCTCTTAGCTGTGTGTGGTGGTTCTGCCAAACGTCTGTATAGCTGATGCCTGTTTCTTCGCAAACAACAACTAACAAGTGTTCTAAACCAGTTATTGCTTCAACTGCTTCTTCTAATAGATGGTGAAGCTTTGGTTTTTCCCATTCCGATAGATTCTTTAAAGGTTTGGCAAAGCTAAATTCTGTTAAGCACTTCACTAACTCGGCAATTTCTTCAAGTGCCTTCTCGCGAACACTGGATCGATGCAAGTCTGCATTTGGTCCGTCTAGCCAGATTGGGCCAGTCTTGGTGTATTCATTTCGAATAGCGAAGGCAAGGCGTGGACTATCTGCTTTTGCCATTAAAATATTTGTGATGTCAGCCGGTATACGAACATGACCGTTTTCATATTTTGAAATGGATTCACGTGATACATTCAGCTCCATCGCCAGTTGCTCTTGCGTCAATCCGTTACGTACTTCTTTAAATGACTGTGTTAATTTTGATTTACTCATAATTTTTCTCCCCTTTTCCCAGATGATTCACATTTCATTAGCAAGTTGACTTGTTCTTTACCAGCGTTGACTACAGGCTGGTTTATAATTAACCTACAGAGCGAAAGTAGCCTGTATACTCCTCCACCCAGTCAGAGTTTCGGCGAATCCATTCGAGTAAGAACTCACTCTCGATTAAAATCTTCCCTTGTCGAAACACTCTGAAGTCGGGTCTATCAAAAATCCTAGTCGCGGTCGTGGAACTGATGTGCATTACTTCCATGAACTCCTCACGCGTCAAGATTGCCGGCAATTGTTTAATCACACCCTCAACCTTTCCTCGCTTTTCCATCGCTTTATTGAATTCCTCGCTAACGACTTTCCGTAAATCCTCAACGGTCATCGTTACCAACATGGTCGATTCCATGTGACTCACTCCTCCTGGGCGTTCCTCGCGCCCTTTTTTTATTTAGATGCCTAATGCCTCTAACTCTTCTTCTAAGTGATGTCTCACAATATTTAACTGGTATTTCACCGCAAGCTCTTTTACGACTGTGATGTAAACAGCAATCAATTTCTTGTCTTCTGCGATGATGTCGAGCGCCGTTGTTTTGTTAATGGCTGTTTTCGATGAGCCTCGTAATGCCATCTTCGCTTTACGGTTGTTTAATCTAATGCTGATGGAGCAACCTGCACGATCTTCAAGCAACTGATAGCTTTCATTTTTAATATCCGAGTAGTATTGACCGCCACCGAGCTTTAATGCGATGCCGTTTAGAATGGCGTTGACTTTGTTGCGCCAGTCATTGTTGGTGAGTGACAGGATTCCGGTAATGGTTTCTTGCTTCTCTTCAACCACGGATAAGCGACGTTCTTGCTCCACGTTGTTTTGCGCCATCATGGCGATTAGTTCGGCTGATGATTTTGGTTGAACCATCTTCTTTTCCATTTCGTTGAAGGCATTAATGTATTCCAGTTTGAAGTGCAGCGCTTTAGATCCAGTGAAGCCCATTGCTAGTAAAGTGAAGCCGTCCCGGTTCATTAGGTAAATTCTGCGGTTACGACCATAGCTATCAGGTTCTGTTGTTTCGAAAAACATGGCGTTAAAATTAACGACATCTTTTTTTAGGCCTTCAATGGATTTCATGACGTTGTGGTGCTCCTTGGCAAAAGTTGCTGCGATATTTGATGAACTGGTTACAGCTTGCTGGTTGTGCATTACTAACAGATTTTTCATTTTTCTTCCTCTTTTCTTTGTTATAATTTCCCTATCCGATATAGATGGGAGGTGAATAATATGACCACACAAGAAATAGCTAAAGAATTAACAATTGCCGCTATGCAAAACGGGTATATTGGAAAATCAACCGACTCCGCAAAAATGGCAGAAAAAGTTTTAGCCTTTTATAAGGCAGCTCTTAAAACGGTGAATGAAAATCAATAACCATGTTCTTTAACTAACGAGTTGTAACTATTCACAAGTTCTGCAAGAGCCGCTAACTCTTCTGGACTTGTGTCCTCTTGTAAATAAGTTGCTCGTTTTATAATCAATTCCTCAAGTTCCTCTATAACTTTCTTCATTTCTATTCCTCCTATTTTTTATTCAAAAATTGCTAATTAAAAACTGATAACGAGATTCTTAGTTGTTTAATATTTCCGACTTCTCTGTCACTCTCCCAAATCAACTGGTAAAATGTAGTTGATGGGAGGTGAAAAAATATGGCTACAAACGTTTATGCTTGTTTGATCGGTGAATGGGTGAACCTTAGTGATGATCCTGATTGCAAGATGGGTAACAATTATGCTTCTCCACAGATATGGTGGGAAGAAAGCGCTAAAATCTGGAGTCCGTTTACAAGAGAGAAACCAGACACCATGTACCAGTTGGATCATCTACACATTCGTTATCAAGGAAAGGACTACAGAATCAGTCCGATCTATCTCCAAATCGTCGAAGGTTAAAATCCACTTCGAGGTTTATCTTTAGTTTTGATGAGTCGTCAAGTACTAGCTTGTCGGCTTTCGAACTAAAGTGGCTGTCAACACGTGCTTTGAATCGTGACCAATCAGAGAAATTGATACCTTCAATTGCTTGTAATATCTCTTGAATTTTATTTTTGTCCATCTAACTCTCTCCTCTTTTATCTAATAGTAGAATACTTGTTCTGTACTACATTTAGTGTTAAAATAATGTACAGGCGCAATATATAGTGGTTCCAAAAAATATAAAACCGAGGTGTATAATATGCCAAAACGAGTTACCGTAACTTCAGAAAGTAAAACCGGTAGAAATAATAGATTTCTCGATAATTTCAATAAAAATGATATGACGAGAAGTCAGTTCGTTAAAGAAATCAAAGCCGGAAAATATGACAACTACCATGTTCGAAATGTAAACGGTGTCCTAACACCTGTTTCAAATCCCGATGGAACAAGAAATAACAATTTAGACTAATCTTTGACAGGAACCACTATCACTTTTGTGCTGCCATGCGTGATGATCTGATTGGAGGTTATGGATGCGATTAATCCGCCTTCTTGATCAGTAACTTCAATCGATTCAATTGCTTCTTTATTTATGAATATAGGTGCAGGTTTCAAACATAATTCGTAATCAAAACCCCTTACCTTCGCTTCGCTTTTTAACCCTGACAAGACCTTTGTTCCAATCCCTTTGTTTTTGAGTACTTCTTGAAAGTGTGACCTTGTGATTCCAATGGCTTCAGCCATATCTGATTTAGATTCGTAATGATATAGAAGAACGTCATTCAAATAACCAAGATCTAATTGTCTCCTCATCTAACCCTCTCCTTTCTTAGACTGCTGCTCGCTTTTCACAAGAAACCTCTAATGTATGAGAATCTTGTACATTAAAACTAAATAAAAAACTAATATCCTTCTCTAGGATTTCCGATAGTTTAAATGCTATCGATAATGGTGGTTTGCTATGACCGTTTTCCCAGTTAGAAACTGATTGCTTACCTGCTTTTCCTAGCAATTTCGCAAGTTGTTCCTGAGTAAGATTTTTGCTTTCTCGAGCTTTTATCAAGTTTGTATTCTTCATATCCTCACCTCCAAAGTATAATTAACTTGTACCTTTAGTATAAGTACAAGAATTTCATATGTCAACACTTAAATACAATTTACTTGTACTTTTTTTGTTTAGCAAGCCATTTAATGTACAATGTAGTTGTACTATTAGTTAGGGGGATATGAATGTTAACTCAACGTTTAAAAAGCGCTAGAAAATCATTAAAGCTGACGCAAGAAGGCTTAGCCAAGAAAGTGAATACTACAAAAGCAACAATAAGTAATTATGAAAACGGGCATAGTACTCCCTCTAATGATATGCTCTCGGCATTAGCGGATGCCTTAAATGTTAGTACTGATTACCTCCTTGGTCGTGAAGAAAAAAAATCCCCTTCCTGGGGAGACGAAGCCGAATTCGAAGCATGGGTGAATGATCCAACGGTGAATAAATTCTATAAAGAGTTTAACGAAAGTCCAGAAGAGAGAAAGAAGGCTTTGCTGGCTGTTTGGGAGATTTTGAAGACGCAAGGAAAATGAAATTGAGGAGTTTTTAAATTGAGAAAAACCACTTTATCAATATTTTTTTTACCTTTTATTATCTTAAGCGCTTGTTCATCAGACAATACTGAAGTGCAGTCAGAAAAGAAAGCTGTAAGCGAAGAAGATGCTGTAAATGAATCTACCGAGTCTACTGAAATAGAAGATTATTCACTTTCCATCCCAACTACCGAAGACATGGAAATCGTCAATGAAGTGACCTATGCTTTTTCTGACGAATCCAGCGAAATAAACTGGGCTTCTTATTACGCTGAAATTAAGAACAACAGCGATATGCCTATCAATCTTTCTTCTTCTTCAGTTGTTTATGAGGATGAGGCTGGAGAAGTCGTAATAATGGTAAGTGATATGGGATTAGAAGTGCATCCTGGAATCGTTAATCCAGGAGAAACAGCTTTCGTAAACGTTTATGATCCGATTCAAGACACAGAACCGTTTACAGGAACTTATCAAGCAAATATTGAAATGCAGCCAATAGAATCTATCGATACTTTAGTAATGCATGAAACGGAAAAAGTAAATGTTATCTTTGATGATAGTGGCAGTTTTCCAATGATTCGTGCAACAGGTATTGTAAAAACTAGCAAAGAAGTAGTGGGATATGATTTAGCTGTTATTCTATATGACGCTGAAGGAAATTTTTTAGGAGCCCTTACTGGCGGTTCTGATGATGATTTTTATAGCGCCGGCGCTACAACTGCCTTCGATATTGAGAACCCACCTTTTCCTGGACAGTTAATGTCTGAAGTTGCAGATTGGAAAGCGATTGCGTATAGCATTCAATGAAATATATATAGAACGAAAGAAATACTTGTTGTCTATTTGGGAGATATTGAAGACACAGGGGAAGTGAAAAAAATTTCATAGTAGATTGTATAGTTCCTTCGGAATAACTGAGGAAGTTAATTCGTGAAAACGCTCATTGTGGAGAAGACGTTAATATTAAAATTAATAACTCTCGCTACTGCTAGGTCTTATATTTCTTCAGAAAGTATTTTTCACTTTTTTGGTACACCTAAATTGAAAAACAATAGGATGGTGAATAATTTTGGTTGCAATAAAAGAAACACCTTATAAAATTAAAGTTCATACCTTTCAAGCAGGCACTCCTGCAATTGATTTAGAATCTGCAAATCTAGTGGATTCTTATTACAATAATGATTTTTTCGAAAAATTTTTAAAATTAATTATCTCTAATAGAAATAATAAACATAAAAACGGCACAAATTATTTTCATTTGGTTTCACTAAAACAATCTAGCGATGCTGATGTTCTTGAAGGCAAAATTCATACAACAAAGTATGGCGTTTTGAGTGATATTATAGATACTGATACTGATATAATTGTAAATAGAGTAGAGCCTGTACAGGGAGTAAGAAATGAAATAAATTTTGTAATTAACAAAAATAATGGTTTATTTTTAATCCAAAATGATCCTTTTAGAATTGTTTCTCGTAATTTTCTTTTTGACTTCTTAAAAGAAAGAGAACCCCTTGCTTTAAATTTAGTGAAGCAGTTCAATTTAGATAATCTTTCACATTCATTATTTGAAAAGTTTTCTTTTACTTTCGTTACAGTTCATGACAAAGGATTTTATGAACAATTGGCCAAAATACATAATATTAAATCTATATCCGTTAATACCACTGTCGAAAGACCAGCCGTAAATAGTGCTTTGAATCGCTTTACTAAAGAAGGCGTATCTGAAGAAGATTTACTCGCTGATGTAACAGATATAATGTATACTTTTAAAAACACTAAAAGAAGTGATGGAATAAAAAGAGTTGAAAATTTTGTGGAAAATGCTTTGGATCTCGAAAAAATAGATTCTATTGTAGCTGAAGGTCAAAATCTAAAAGCTGAGTTTAAAATTAAACCTCAAAGTTATCAAATAAAAACATCTAAAAACAAGCATGGAATCTTAGATCAATCGAAAATTATAAACCAAATGATTGAACTTGTTAAAACTCTTTAAAATATTCTTTGCGGAGGGAAATGAGTGCTTAAATACAAGGTCAAATCCAATAGAGTTAAATCTAAAAAAAATAAATTTGTGCAAAATAATGTTATTGATTACTTAAGATATTCGACTCCAAGTGAACTGAAGTTCGATTTTTTTGTACCATTATTTATAACACTTATTGTTACAGCTATTGTGGCTTTTATTATTCCAACACCTCGTGATTATGCATCGATGATATTAGAACTAAACAGTCTTGCAATTACTATAATTGCTATACTAGCCGGATTTAACACTGCTAGTCTTGCAATTATAGCTACTGTAAGCAACAAAAACATAAAATCTCGGACTACAAATGAAAATAAAAACATACCCTCTACTAAGCTAAAAGGATATAAAAGATTGAAAAACCTGATCTATAATAATCCACCTCAGAAAGAGCTAGATGCTTTTGTTTCTTTTTTTGCATATGCAGTTATCTCACAATTAATCATAATTGTAATAAGTCTAGTAATTAATTTTTTATTAACATCTATATTAAAAACTGAAGGTATTTTTCTTACGTTAAGCATGTTTAGCAAGTATGTTATTATGGTTCCACTTTCTGCTATATGGATTTTCCTAGTTCTTCACTCTATATTTTTATCAATAAGAAATATTGACATGATTTCTCACTTTATAAAATTTAACTCAAAATAAAAACTTGCTTTTAATTAGCAGGTTTTTATTTTATACTAATATAGAACATAAGTTCTATATTAGGAGTGAGAAAATGGGTAATACGTATAATAGTATTGAGGAATATATCAGGCAACTTATTAATTCCATAGGCATTTATCACCCGCACCAACTAAATATCGAAAATATTTATCCGCGACTTAAATTAAGCATCTTTTACATACCACATGAATCTATGGCCATTGGCGGAAACCTGTTTTTAGATAATAGAAAAAGTGACGCTGCTCAGTGGCAAGATTTCGGTCATGAATTGGGTCATACACTCTTTCATGTTGGAGACCAGGCTTTCATACCTCTTTCAATGCGCGAATGGCAGGAATGGAAGGCCGAAAACTTCTCACAGCACCTCTGTATCCCTACATTCATGCTAAACAAGATAACCCTGCCCAACAACGAAAATGAAGCCATCTGGTTAATCATGGAGACGTTTGGCGTTACACGTCCCTTCGCTGAGAAACGGCTGCGACAATACATACAGAACATGATTTATGGATGATTGTTACCAAAGCAATCCTGAGTTGAATAGGATTCTACCATTTGAAGAATTGGCGTAAGAAGAGAAGACCGTCAGACTGGCTGAGTGAATGATACGGTGAACAGAGGGAGTGTGAGCCATGAAATGCAGGAAATTACCTAATAATAAGTGGGAGTGTTACGAGGAAGGTCCGAGAGATCCTGTAACGAATAAGCGGAATGCCATTCGTAAACAAGCAACTAAGAAAAGTAGTGCTCAATTAAAAGTACAAATGGCTATAGATGCACTGGAGTCAGGAATCGATACCAAAAAAGCGAATCGAGTAACATTCGAAGAGATTGCATGGGAATGGTACAACGTCTATAGCGTCACTGGCATTAAGAATAGCACGATGCGAACGCGCGTACATGCCATTAAGGTGCTTTCCAAATACATTGGAGAAACACTCATTAACCGAGTAACACATGGCCACTTACAAAATATTTTAATAGACTTAGATAAACGCGGTTATTCATCTTCTCTGTTAAATGGCGTAAAAGTAACGGCTAATTTTGTTTTTAAACATGCTATTATCCATCGACTTAGAAAAGATAATCCCGCTACCGGATTAATCATCCCAAAACGACGAATGACCGTGGCAGAAATTGAAAGTGAAGAAATCAAAGAAAAGTACTTCGAATCTGAGGATCTCAAAAAGTTTTTAAAAGCTGCTATTGATAATGGGCTGCCAAACGATAAAGAATGGTTTTATTTAATGGCTTTTACGGGGATGCGCGTAGGAGAAGTTTGTGCCTTAAAATGGAGTGACGTGGATTTTAAAGAAAAAACGATTCGTGTAACGAAAACCTTGGACAATCCAAATGGGCGCATGTACACATATGAACTCACCCCACCAAAAACAAAGAAATCGATTCGCATTATTGAAGTCGATGACGATTTATTGGACATACTTAAATCCCATAAATCACGTCAATTAAAAACACGAATGAAATTTCGAAAACAATTTGAAAAGTACGACGAGGGCAATTTCGTTTTTGCTAGAGAAAACGGTTTCCCCTTTTACAGCAGACTGGTTTACACTCGGACGATTCGTCTTTGCAAATTGGCAGAATTAAAAAAAGTCGAAGGACCTCATATTATTCGCCACACCTATATCACGATGCTAGCAGAAGCTGGCGTAGACCTTCAGACGATTATGCAACGTGTCGGTCACGAAGATTCTAAGACGACCACCAGCATTTATATGCATATTACAAAAGCGATGAAGAAAAATGCTACCGATCAAGTTCATCATCATTTCGGCAACCTTTTTCGCATGAATCTCTAA